GTCGACGGCGGAGACGACGAAGACACGGAAGACAACAACGAGAAGTCGGTAGAAGACCTTCTCGCCGGTCTTTCGGAAGAGCAGAAGAAGGCTCTTTACGACCACGTCGCCAACTCAGCCTCGCACGCCGACACTGCCGAACTGCCTGAAGACGCAACGGTTCAGCAGATCCTCGAAACGCTCAACGAGCAGCAGAGCAACGTGGTTCACGCGCTGATCGGCAAGGCTCTCGAGCACACCAGCAACGACAACCAGAAGGATGACCCCGAAGTGACCAGCCGCAACGTTTTCGACCAGAGCAGGGAGACCGGCGGCAACGGGCCGTCCGGCGCCACCCTGTCGCACGACGACGTCAAGTCGATCTTCGCCACCGCGCGTAAGAACGGTTCCCTGAAGGACGCCGTCGAGGAGTACGCGCTCGCTCACGGCATCGACGACATCAGCACCCTCTTCCCGTACGACCAGGCGGTCACCGACACCCCGGACTTCATCTCCCGGCGGATGGAGTGGGTCCAGGGCGTTCTCAGCAACACCCGCAAGGTCCCCTTCTCCCGGATTCGCAGCTGGACGGCGGACCTGACGCTGGACGAGGCCCGTGCGAAGGGTTACGTCAAGGCCGGCGTGAAGAAGGAAGAGTTCTTCTCGGTGTCTCGCCGTATCACGACCCCTCAGACCGTCTACAAGAAGCAGAAGCTTGACCGCGACGACATGCTCGACATCACCGAGTTCAACGTCGTCACGTGGCTGCAGACCGAGATGCGTCTGATGCTGGACGAGGAGCTCGCGCGAGCGATCCTGGTCGGCGACGGTCGTGCGGTTGACGACCCTGACAAGATCAGCGCCACCAACGTGCGGCCGATCCTCGGCGACGACGGGATGTACGTCTCGGAGCTCTACGTCGACCTGACCGACGCGAGCAGCTCTGCCGACGAGATCGTCGACGCTGTCGTGACCGGGATGCGTCTCTACCGCGGCAGCGGCAACACCATCCTGTACACCACGCTGCCCTACATGTCCAAGATGCTGCTGGCGAAGGACACGCTGGGCCGGAGGCTCTACCCGACCAAGGTCGAACTCGCCGCCGCGCTTGGCGTCACCGATGTCATTCCCTGTGAGGCGCTCGAGCAGACCACCAACCTCATCGGCATCGTTGTGAACCTGACGGACTACACCGTCGGTACCGACCGTGGCGGGGAAGTCAGCCTGTTCGACTTCTTCGACATCGACTTCAACCAGTTCAAGTACCTGATGGAGACCCGCATGTCGGGCGCCATGACCAAGTACCGCGCTGCACTGGTGGTCAAGGAGTTCACGGGTGCCGGCGGCATGCTGGCCAACCCCGCGTCTCCGACCTTCGTCACCTCGACCGGCGTCGCCACCGTTCCGACCGTGTCTCACGTTTCTTACGTGACGGTCGCCGCGGACGGGACCGAGACCGGTGTCTCTGCGGGCGCTCAGACTGCGATCGCATCCGGCTCAAGCGTGCACTACCGCGCCAAGGCTGCGAGCACCTACTCGTTCCCAGACAACCAGTCTCAGGACTGGGTCTTCACCCGCTCCTGACGATCGGCACTAAAGAATGCGGTTCTCCGGAGCCGTAGGATATGCCGATAGCCAAGAGATAGCTCCAGGCATCTGGCGAGATGTCATCACCGAGAAAACATATCTTGGAGATGTTATCCGAAATGCCAGACGCCTGGAGCCTCCGCCATTGACGGCCAATGACGATATTGCGTTCGAAAACAATTTCAGCATTGTAGCCGATGCGTATGCCTACGAGAACTTCGCGAACATGCGGTATGTCGTTTGGAATGGCTCTAAGTGGAGAGTCACCAACGTCGAAGTCCGGAGACCTAGACTTATCCTGACGGTCGGGAAGGTGTGGAATGGGGACACGGCTTGAGTTTCAGTCGGTACTCGAAGCCCTTCTCGGCAGCGGCAACGTGTATTTCCAACCGCCGCCAAGCTTCGTCATGGAATATCCTGCGATTGTCTACAACCGCTGGAATCAGTCCACGGACTATGCCGACAATGCGGCGTACAGGCAAGTCACTCGATACCGGGTAACTGTTATCGATGTAGACCCTGACAGCCTCATCCCGAATAAGGTTGGCGCACTTGAGATGTCTTCATATTTCCGGCATCTAGTCAAGAACAACCTGAATCATGACATTTACGACGTCTACTTCTAGGAGAAGTTAGATATGGCTGTACTTACCTGGGATGGCTCAGGTCAGAAGCAGTTTGAGACCGGTGTTGACCAGGGCGTGCTCTACCTCCTGAACACCGGTAACGGACTGTACGACACGGGTTACGCCTGGAACGGTCTTACGCAGGTTCAGGAGTCGCCCGCAGGCGCCACCGCAAACCCGCAGTATGCCGACAACGCACAGTACCTGAACCTTCTTTCCGCGGAGACCTTCAGCGGGCAGATCGACGCGTTCACCTACCCGGACCAGTTCGGTGCTTGTGACGGCTCGTATGAGCCTGAGACTGGCGTGAACGTCTACCAGCAGTCACGTGCCACGTTCGGTCTTTCGTACCGGACTCGGGTCGGCAACGACTCGGCTTCGATCGCCGGCTACAAGTACCACCTGCTGTACGGGCTGGTCGCCAACCCGTCGGCCAAGGCCTACGCGAGCGTGAACAACAACCCATCAGCGATCACTTTCAGCTGGAAGGTCGACAGCACGCCGGCAGCCGTCAACGGTCACTCGCCGACGTCTCTGATCACGATCGACTCGACCAAGGTTGACGGCACGGCCCTGACGAACCTCCTGAACGACCTGTACGGGACTGGCGGAAGCAGCCCGATCCTGCCGCTTCCGGATGTCGTTCTCGGGCTCTTCGCCGGCTCTGTCACGATGGTCACGCTCACGGCTCCGACCTTCGACGGTGCTCACACCATCACGATTCCGTCGCAGACTGGTGTAACCTACTACGTGGATGGTGTTGTCCACGCGGCAGGCTCGCAGCTGCTCACCACGGGTCAGAAGAAGGTCGTCACTGCGGTGGCGAACGCCGGCTACGCGTTCAACACGCCGGTCGTCACGGCCTGGCTGTTCAGTTTCGTCAGCTAACCTTCCCGCGACACAGGAGATCAGGGAATGCTCGTCATTACCGTACCACTCAGCGAATTCTACAATGATGATACGGGCGAATTCGCCGCGCTAGAGGAATTCGAGTTGCGGTTGGAGCATTCTCTGGTCTCTCTGTCAAAATGGGAGTCGAAATGGGAAACCCCCTTTCTCGACAACAAGGAAAAGACGGAAGAACAGGTTCTCGATTACATCAGGCAGATGATTCTCGGAACTGCTCCTCCGGAGAAAGTTTTTAAGAGACTCACCGCTGCGAACATCGATGCGATTAACAAGTACATAAATGCTCGCATGTCTGCTACCTGGTTTGATGATTCGAACCGCTCGTCAGGGCCGAAGGAAGTCATCACTTCCGAAATCATTTACTACTGGATGATCGCTCTACAGATCCCTTTCGAATGCCAGGACTGGCATCTAAACCGTCTTCTCACCCTGGTCAAGGTATGTAACCTTAAGAACGCACCAGAGGATAAAGCGGTTCCGCAGCAAAACGACCTGCGTAATCAGCGGGCCTTGAACGAACAACGTAGAAGAGAACTAGGAACTACCGGATGAAAGGAGCTTAGATGACTAGGGTCACTTGGGATCTCGCCGGAAAGAAGTACCACCAGTACGGCGTTGATCGTGGCATGCTGTATGTCGGCTCCAATGCCGGAGTTCCCTGGAACGGGCTCACCTCTGTCGAAGAACACCCGCTGAACGGTTCCGCAACAGCCTATTACGTCGATGGCGAGAAGTACCTGAACGTTCCGTCGGCCGAAGAATACGAAGCAACGATCAACGCCATCACCTATCCCGACGAATTCGGCGTGTGCGACGGCAGTGTGCAGGCTTCCGGAGCGACCGGTCTATTCGTTAAGAATCAGCCTCGCGTCCCTTTCGGTTTCTCATACAGGACTTTGACCGGAGACGGTAAAACCGAACCATCTTTCACGTACAAGGTGCACATCGTCTATGGAGCTCTGGCGGCCCCGACGATTAGAAATAACGCATCTCTAGCCGACACAGTCTCGCCGACAACGTTCAGCTGGGTAATAACTACTACGCCTTCGCTGAGCACAGGTTACAAGAATACCGCGCATGTCGTGCTAGATTCCAGAGTAGCCAGTTCCGGCGCAGTTTCGGCCGTTGAAGATATTCTCTACGGCACAAACTCCACAGCTCCTCGGCTACCACTTCTTGCCGAGTTGATTACGGTCGTGAATTCGCATTAGCAAAAATCCCCGGGGGGAGAAATTGTGGTAACCTTTTCAAGCCGGGGCAATTTCGAGAATATAGACCGCTGGCTAGGTCGAATGTCCCGTCGAGAGATATTCTCCGCACTTGACGGATATGCCCGTCAGGGTGTCGACGCTCTTGCAGCAGCAACTCCCACAGCCACTGGAGAGACCGCGGCATCCTGGGATTACGAGATTCACAAGACGTTCGGTACCTACAGCATTCGATGGACCAACTCGCACGTCGACGACCAAGGTACGCCGATAGCCATATTGCTGGAAGTCGGACACGGAACCGGTACTGGTGGGTATGTGGAAGGCATCGACTACATCATGCCGGCAATCCGGCCTATATTTGACGCCATCGCCGAAAGCGTTTGGAGGGAGGTGACCTCTTTATGAGCAGTGTCGATAACAGAATCGTGGAGATGGACTTTAAGAGCGCCGGATTTATCAACGGCGTTAATAACGTCATATCTGCACTCGGGCGACTGAGGGAAAAGCTCAAGTTCGGAGACGAGGCTAGAGCTCTTGATGACCTAAACTCCGCCGGCAGCCGGTTCAATCTGGGCGGTATGGGCGCAGCCGCTGACAGAGTTGCTTCGCACTTCAATGCGATGCGAATCGTCGCTTTCACCGCTCTAGCGAACATCACGAACCGTGCTGTTGACGCAGGGATATCGCTAGTCAAGGCGTTTACAGTTGACCCAATCAAGGCCGGTCTCGACGTCTACGAGACCAAGATCAACGCGATCCAGACGATTCTGGCGAACACTCAGGCCGAAGGCACAAACCTAAAGCAGGTCACTGACGCGCTTAATCAGCTGAATGTATACGCGAACAAGACCGTATACAACTTCGGCCAGATGGCGCACAATATCGGCGTGTTCACAGCTGCCGGCGTTGACCTGAAGACTTCGGTCGCCTCGATCAAGGGCATTGCTAACCTGGCTGCTCTTTCCGGTTCGAGTGCTGAACAAGCGTCGAACGGTATGTACCAGCTATCGCAGGCGATCGCCGCCGGCGTAGTCAAGCTGCAGGACTGGAACTCGGTCGTAAACGCCGGCTTCGGCGGTAAGGTCTTCCAGAACGCGTTGGTCGAGACTGCTCGTGCACAGGGCGTCCAAGTCGACAAGATGATTGCGAAGTACGGCAGCTTCCGCCAGTCCCTGCAAAGCGGTTGGCTTTCGTCCAAGATCCTTACCGACACGCTCCAGACGTTCACTGGCGATCTCTCAGCATCTCAGCTGAGGGCGATGGGCTATACTGAAGCCGAGACCAAGGCTATCCAGAAGCAGGCTGCGGCAGCCGTACAATCAGCTACGCAAATCCGGACCATCACTCAGTTGCAGGCGGCTCTTCGTGAGGAAGTAGCCACTGCGTGGGCGAATGTCTGGGAGCAGTTGATTGGTAACATCAACGGCGCCTCAAGTACGCTTACCAACATCCACAACATTCTCGAGAACGCGTTCACCAAGCCGGTCTACGATCTGGCCAACCTGCTCAAGGGATTCAACGAGCTTGGTGGTCGTGCGCTGGTCTTCCAGAGCATCAAGAACATATTTGCCGGCCTGAAGAGTGTTCTGCAACCGATTGCTCAGGCCTTCCGCGACATCTTCCCGCCGGCGACGGCGGAGACGTTGTTCCACATGGCATTGACGCTCACGACCTTCACCGAGAAGCTCAAGCTGAGCGCCAAGGCTAGCGAAGACATTCGTCGTATCTTCGACGGTATCTTCTCGGCTGTCAAAATCGTTATCGATGTATTCAAGGGTCTCTTCGGCGCTCTTGGTCAGAGTGCTTCCGCTACGGGTAAAGCCGGCGGTAGTCTTCTAGATTTCATCGCCAAGATCGCAGACTTCATCACGCGAATCCGGAAGGCCATCGAGGCCGGAAACGCTTTCACGGACTTCTTCAGGATTCTCGGGAATATCATCTCGATTCCGATCAAGATCCTTACTGGCGCCGGAAACGCCATTGGCGCTGTCGGTGACAAGACTAAGTCGGCTTTCGGCGTAATCGCTTCGTTTACGTCGAAGATCGCTGACGAATTCAGCAAGATAGGCCAGGCTATCGGGAACGCTATAAAGAATGGCGATTTCTCCAGCGTCCTGACGATCCTGAACCAGGTCTTGTTCGGTGGTGTTCTGCTTGCGATCAGGAAGTTCTTTACTGGTCTGGGCAAGAAGGAGCTTCCCGGATCGGGACTGTTCTCCTCGATCAAGGAGTCGTTCGAGACACTGACCGGCACGCTAAAGACGATGCAGACCAACTTGAAGTCTGACACTTTGCTTAAGATCGCCGCGGCAGTAGGCATTCTGACAGCGTCTGTCGTTGCATTGTCGCTTATAGACACCGGAAGGCTCGCCAAAGCGCTAAGCGCTCTCGGTGTGATGTTCACTGAGCTTCTGACAGGAATGCTTGTCGTAGGCAAGATAGCGGCAAGCGGCGGAATCCTCAAAATGGGAGGGATCGCGGCAGCTTTGATTCTGCTGTCGACGGCGATTCTCATCCTGTCAGGCGCCGTAGCTATCCTAGCCCAGTTCAGCTGGACACAGCTAGCTAAGGGTCTTGGTTCGATAGCGGTACTTCTGCTCGAGTTGTCGGTAGCTACGGCGATCATGTCGGGTAACAGCAAGGGTTTGATAACGACCGCTATTGCGCTGAATGCTATCGCCGTCGCACTGAACCTCTTGGCAATCGCGGTAGGCACTCTCGGCAAGATGGACTTCGGAAAGCTAGCCAAGGGTATCGGTTCAGTTGCCGCTATCCTGCTCGTCGTCGCAGGATTCAACGCTATCAGTGGTGGCGGAAAAGCGCTTATTGCCACGGCCGCGTCAATGGTCATTCTTGGTGGCGCTCTGAACGTCATCGCCCTAGCGGTCAAGCAACTGGGCGATATTGGTACTGGGCAGCTTGTCCGGGGTCTTCTCGGAATCGCTGGCGCTCTAGGCATTATAGCGTTGGCTATGCTGATCATGCCGAAGGATCTCCCGCTAACCGCGGCTGGTCTGCTTCTGGTATCCGTCTCGCTCGAGATCCTCTCCAAGGCGCTTGCACGAATGGGTGCTTTGTCGTGGGGAGCGGTCGCCAGAGCTTTGGTGCTATTGGCCGGTTCGCTGGTCATCATCGCCGCAGCAATGATCGCCATGACCGAAGCCCTGCCTGGTGCGGCAGCGCTAATTGTCGTAGCCGGCGCGCTTGCCATACTAGCGCCGATACTCGTCATTCTCGGGAAGCAATCATGGGGCGATATCGTCAAGGGTCTTGCGGCCTTGGCTGGAGTGTTCGTAGTCCTAGGGTTGGCTGGTCTGCTTCTGACCCCGCTTATTCCGGCTCTTGTCGGACTGGGAGCAGCCATAGCGATACTCGGGGTAGGGCTTCTGGCTGCCGGCGGTGGCCTAGCTCTATTCGGCGTGGGGCTGACTGCAATAGCGGTTTCTGGATCGGCTGCAGCTGGCGCCCTAGCTGGCATAGTTAATACTCTCCTAGGGCTCATCCCGACCGTCCTGGCTAAGGTTGGCGAGACCGTAGGCGCATTCGCTGACGCTATAACAAGAGCCATCCCTGCGGTGGTGAAGGCTATAGTGGCAGTACTTACTGCGCTATTGGACGCCATCATCAAGGTGATCCCGAAGGCCGCAAAGGCTTTCGAGAAAATACTTGACGCGCTGATCCAGATAGTGGGTAGGGATGCTCCGAAGGTTCTGGCGACTGTTGCCAAACTCCTACTAGAAATAGTCAGGACGATCGCCAGTCACGCCACGGCATTCGCTGCCGCCGGCTTCACCATCATCGCAAACCTTCTCAAGGGCATAGCGCAGAAGGTGCCATCGGTGGTTGCGGAAGCCACGAATATCGTGGTCGCATTCATCACCGCAGTCGGTAGAGGCGCCCTTCGGGTTACTCAAACCGGCATCAACGTGATCATCAGCTTCATCAATGGTCTGGCTGATCAGATTCGAGCATCTCAGCCTCGATTGAATGCCGCCGGCGCGAACTTGGCGTCAGCAATCATTACGGGAATGGCTAGCGGTCTACTCGGCGGAAGCGGCATCATCGCCACGACCGCAGAGAATATCGCCAAATCGGCTCTCGATGCGGCTAAGAATTTCCTTGGTATCAACTCCCCTTCCAAGAAATTTATGGAAGTGGGCCAAGGAGCTGCCGAAGGGTTCGCTCTAGGCATGACAACTCACACGGGTCTTGTCACCGATTCCATGGAAAAGACCAGCAAGGCCGCTCTGATCGCTCTATCGAATTCGCTCGAGGATATCAAGCGGATTACCGACGGGAAATTGAAGCGGTACCATCCGGTCATTCAAGCGAGTTGGAATATCAAAGAGCTCGAGGCCGAACTCAGCAAAATGACAAGAGTTGTGCTCTTCCCGAGTCAGTCTCAGTCATCTGCTGATACCATCAACCGGGGTTTCAAGAGACTCGTCGAGCCAGGTGCCGTTGTTCCGACGACGCAAGTCATCACCTTCAACCAAAGCAACACCTCACCCAAGGCACTATCCGCCGCCGATATTTACCGGCAAACGAAGAACCAGCTATCTATCGCGAAGGGAGCGCTAACACAGTTATGCTCACGCAGCTAAGCATCCAGAACAGCAAGGGGCAGACGTTGGCGCTCCCGATGTCGGATGTCTCCGGCGGATATGCGGTGAGAGATATTCAGGGACTGGACCCCGTCAAGGCGACGCAGGTGGCTACCACACTTGCTCAAGTTGACGGGGGACAGTACCAGTACTCTCGTCGAGATGCCCGGAATATAACGTTCAAGATCGGCTTCGTTCCTAATTACGCATCGCAAAGTGTTGCGTCGCTCAGGAACGCTCTGTACAACTACCTCTTCCCGAAATCAGTTATCACGCTGATCTTCTACGTCGACGGCTCATATTTCGCCCAGACGGTCGGTGTTGTTGAATCTTGCAGCGCGCCGATGTTCTCACAAGACCCGGAGGTAGACGTCTCGGTCATGTGTTATGACCCGGACTTCTACGCGCAATTCTCGTCGCAGTTCAACGGCACCTCCGTCACAACCACTACCACGTCGACGATAGCTTACGCCGGAACTACAGACACGGGGATTATATTCTCCCTGACTCACGATATGCCCTCCACGAGCGTGAATATCTACAACATAAGGCCTGACGGTGTTTCGCAGAGGATGACCGTGGCGTTGACTTCACCAGACAACTTTGTTGCCGGCGACATTCTGACCATCGACACGAGGCCTGGGTCAAAAGCTGTCGTCAGAACCAGAGGCGGAGTCACATCGTCCATCCTATATGCTCTAGATCCCACGTCGGACTGGATCAGTCTGCAGAACGGCAACAACGCGTTTCGTGTCGTCAACGCTAGTGACACTCGTCCTTACACTGTCGGGTACACGAACAAATATGGAGCGATCTGATGGAATTCTTTACCATCGACTCCAACCTGATGCCAAACGCCGTGATTGAAGGGTTCAAATCCTTCATCTGGACCGAACGATGGTCGGATATCGGTGATTTTCAGCTAGTTCTTCCGTACAGTGACACGGCGCGTGCATTCTGGGACCCGAAGGCTAACCCTTATCAGCTGATCGGATGCGACAAGTCTTATCGGGTCATGATGGCCGAAACGCTTGTTGACGCTTACGATCAAAACACGAACGAGCGTCTTCTTACGATTAGTGGCAGATCCATCGAAGCTCAGATGGACAACATGTATTCGTATTATCTGCTCGCGTCGAGTTTGACGAATACTCCAAACTGGACCATCATCGATACGCCTGCCAACGTTGTCTACTACCTGTTCAACCAGGCCAACTACAACATCATTCACGGCTCGGGCTATCCGATCAACTGGCTTTCTGCCGAAGGCGCCACGTTCCTTGGTCACGGCACAATACCGTTTGACACCACAACCCTCGAGGCGATCCTTTCGCCTAACTCGGTTTACGGCCACATCAAGCCGATCTGTGACAAATATTTCATGGGGTTCCGGGTCGTCAAAGATCCACTAAACCCCGTGCTATATTTCGAGGTATACACCGGAGATAACCGCACCACTGCTCAGCGAACGTTCCCCGCTACGGTGTTCAGTCCGGATCTGGACAACTTGTCCGGTGTAACGCAGCTGACATCAACGGCAGCTCTTAAAACCGAGGCTAGAGTTCTATCTGTGAATGGTGGAGCAACGGTCTTCGGTATCGGTCAGGACCCTTATGCTCAGGGTTTCGCCAAACGTCAACTCTATGTCGATGCGCGTGACGTGACACTTCCCGCCGGCGATGAGCTTAATGCCGTTCTCCAGCAAAGAGGTCTTGAGGCGTTGGCCAACGCTCAAACAGTTTACTCGTTCGATGGTCAGATCGCTCAGAGTGCGTTTGAGTATGGCGAAGACTACAATCTTGGTGACGTCGTCGAAGAGCGAAACAACACGGGTTTCGGCAACAAGATGCGTGTTACTGAGCAGATCTTCGTTTCGGACGATCAAGGCGAACGCTCATATCCAACGCTGTCGCTGATCAACACCATAAACCCAGGAACCTGGGATTCGTGGGATGCTCAGATGACATGGAGTCAGGTCCCCAGCATCGATTACTGGGCAAACGTTTAAGGGGTGAAATATGGCGATTGGCGACGACGCCCTTGCGGCGGGATTCCAGACAGTACCAAACAGCGGTGACGCCGGCCGAGTCAGTCTTGGGGCACAGGAGATCAACCGAACCCGGGACTACATCGCAGAAACTGCCAGCGTAGCGACTCCTCTGCCCATCACCAAGGGCGGTACGGGCGCCGGCGCGGCAAATATCGCTAGACAGCATCTCGGGATCTTCTCGAACACGGCTGCTCCGTCTGATGGTGTGGCTGCTGCTGTAGACGGCACTATCTACTTTCAGATTATCGGGTAGGCCGTGACTAGCGCCCAGAACACTAACAACGTTACTTCTACAGGTGACGTACAGATCGTCGTTACACAGATCTCTCAGAATGCGGTAGCGAACACGTCACAGGTTGAGGTGAAGGGTTGGCTGCACAATAACGGCAGCTCAACCGTAACGCACTCCACTGCGGATATCACCTGCTCGATTTCGGGCACGGCAGCGTTCACGGGGCCGAATTTCTCGATCAATATGGCTCCCGGCGCGGCACTCAACTTTATCGACCACGTGTTCACCATCACGCATAATCCTGGTGGAGACAAGACGGTCAACTTCACGGTTCAGTACGGCGTCACCGGGATAACAAACTTCGGTAGCAATAAGAGCGTATCGGTAAGTCTTGCTCTCGACACACTTTACAAAGGCTGCTGGATCAGGTCGGGAGGTGTGTGGAAGCAGGCGGTTCCATACGTGAGAACGGGCGGTATCTGGAAGCAAGCCGTTCCCTATATTCGCACCGGGGGTGTTTGGAAGGGAACCAACTAAATAACGAGGAACTGTGGCAGATCTTATAGCCTCTGGGGTCGTAACGCTAATCATAGCGCTTCTGACATCTTCTGGCTTCTGGGCATTCATCAAAAAGCGAGACCAGATCAAGGATGCTAACGCTCAGCTCCTTATCGGTCTTGCTCACGACCGGGTAATCCATCTTGGTATGAGATATATCGAGCGTGGATGGGTCACCAAGGATGAGTACGAGAATTTCGTACGATATCTGTACACACCATATCTCAGAGTCGGCGGGAATGGACTCGCGCAGAAGGTTGCCGAGCAAGTGGCCGAATTGCCTTTCCACAAAGCACGCGTGGAGGTGACGAGTGTCTCGGAATCGACGTTCTAAGACTAGCTTCTCGGCTTTGTTCCGAGCAGAGCTGATTCTGCTGCGAGTGAATATCGTCCGATTCCTGATGACGTGTATGATCTCCATATTCGCCATCAGCTTTTTCCTTCTCGTTTACGCCGGCGGTTTGCGAACCATTGGCGCGGCTCTAACGAGTATTTCCACTTAGCACGTAAGGAAACGTGTTCAGTTGAATCAGAAACTCTATAACTGGCTAAAGGTCCTTGCGATGGTGTGGATACCAGCACTGTCCACGGCCTACTTCACGATTGCCGGTATCTGGAGTATCCCTCATACCGTACAGGTCATGGGGACTCTTACCGCGATCGATACCGCCCTAGGCGTGATCTTGCATATTTCTACTATGCGATGGTCTCAGCCGATGGACGGAAATCTTGTCGTGAATACTTCTCATCCAGAAAAGGACGTATATTCACTCGAGCTCAGCACTCCTCCGGAGCTGATTCCGAGCAAAGACAAGATCACGCTCAAAGTCACGACACCGGTTGGAACATCTTGATGCCGTTCGAGCCGAAGCCGGGGGATTTCGAAGTAGTCCGTATGGGGGGCGCCGGCGGATTCTGGATCAAGGTTGGCCAGATCCTGAACGGCGATGACGAAACGGAATATCAGCATGCCCGGCTTTACCTCGGCAACAAGAAGGTTGTAGAAGCTGAGCCTGGTGGAGCTCGAATCGTCGATTGGAATCCGAACGACAATGGTTTCTGGTCCACGGGACTCATTGATCTAACGCCTCTCGCCCGGCGTATGATTGTTGCGGCGGGATACAAGTACGGCAATGACGCCGTCGGTTACAGTGCGGCTGATTACTTCGCATTGGTGGCCCTGCGCCTCAAAATGGGAGCACTGTCGTCAAGATTGCGCGCATTCGTGCGTTCGTCTGGACACATGATTTGCTCCCAGCTGGTGGATCAGTGTTATAAGGATGCTGGAATCCAGTTGTTCGAAGACGGACGCTTTGCTGGGGATGTCACTCCGGCAGATCTCGCTAACCTGCTCCTGCGGAAAATGATTGAATCGCAGGAAAAACATAGCGTATAGTGAGACCAGCCGAAAGGATGCCACGTGTTCACAATCGGACAAAAGAAGACCGAAGAACCAACGGACCTTGAGAAGGCGATCACGGAACTCATCGCAAGGATGCGAGATACCGACCCGATCGACGAAGATTACAGCAAGATGACTGCCCATCTGAAGACGCTAATGGAAGCCCGTGCTCTGGAAGCAGAGTGCAAGAAGGACAACCGTATAAGCGCCGATCAGCTAGGCGCCATCGTAGCCCATCTCATCGGGATCGGGATGATCCTCGGATTCGAGAAGAGCAACGTGCTCACCTCTAAGGCCCTGGGATTCGTCACTAGACCCAGGATCTGACACCGCACCCGAAGCAAGTATCACCGGATGGAGACATCCTGTACAGACAAAAATATCGTTTGTACAGGGTGTCTCCTTCTGCATTCTATATCAAAAATTTCCCGGGGGGAAGATTTCCGGTATACCTCGCAGGATTTACACGTCCTATAATGAGACCCATATTCTGTGAGGAGTTGTTATGACCGACGCCATGATTGTCGAGAGCATCAGCAAGATCCAGATGAGTGTCGCCGAGAAGTTTAATGATACCATAAGCATGCCCAACGGTCGCGATAAGACCGTTGCGCTTGCCCAGATCATCGGAATCCTTCAAGGCGAGCTCGCTGTTGTCAAGCGTGAGCTCAGCGACAGGAAGCCGAAGACCATTACGCTGCCCAAGTTCAGGTAATCAACCTACAGATCCCGCAAGGGGTCTAAGGTTTCCAAGGGGGAAACATGGACGAACCTAAGATCGACGCGGCCGATAACACATGGCTGTCGATACAAGCGATTGACGACTATATGACCCAGATCGTCGAGATTTCAGAATTGCCTGAGGGCGAGATCGTAAAGAATGACACCGCCGTCATCATGCTCATGCGATTCGCTCTCGAGCAGCAAATCTGGATCAACAAATTCCTCGTAGCCCGAGTCGCGGAGCTCGAGGCTATTAATAAACGATATCGTCGGACGTAGCCTCGCAAGAATTACACGCCCTATAATGAAGCCCATTCGCTGCATCGTTAGGAGTTGATTCTAATGGAAAACGAGAACGAGAACAAGGAAGAGCTGTCCACGAAGCGCAAGTTCGCCGCTGCCGTCACCGCCGGCGTCGTCGTTGTTGTGATCGGGATTGCTGCTGACCGGTTCGGAAAGCTCGCTTCCGAGAAGATCCAGAACAAGATCGCCCCGAAGAAGCCCAATCAGGAGACCGCCGAGTAATCGGCAACACCAACACTAGCCTATAGACCCCATCGCTCGGGGTCTAAGGTTTTCATATTTCGCGGAGGAATCATGATGCAACCGTGGCTGCGTAGTGCCACCCGAATACTTAAGAATCACTCACCCGCAATCCTGTCTGGCCTCGCAGTCGCCGGCGTCATCGGTACCGTCGTTCTTGCCGTGAAGGCTACACCAGACGCTCAGAACGAGATCACCAAGGCCGCAACCGACAAGTCCGAGCAGGGCGAGCCTCTTGCCGAGCTGACGAATCTCGAGATCGTTACAGCTGCCTGGCGTTGCTACGTGCCGGCCGCTCTCGTGGGGGGAGCGACTATCGCGTGCGTCATCGGGGCAAACCTTGCCGGCGCCAGGCAGAAGACGGCTCTCATAGGCGCATATACGCTTGCTGACACCGCCCTGCGGAATTACAAGGACGAGGTCCTCAAGCAGTTCGGTCCCAACAAGGAGCAGAAAGTAGTCGACGAGATCCAGCGTCGTCGGCTTGACGAGACCCCGGTGTCTTCGGCACAGGTCATCGTCACTGGCGGGGGTGATGATCTCTGCTGGGACGCCGCTACCGGCCGTTACTTTCGATCTGACATCGAGAAGATCAGGCAAGCGGCAAACGAATTCAACGCCTATATCTTGCGTGATCTCTACGCTTCCCTCAACGAGTTCTACCGACTTCTGGACCTGGCCCCGGTGGCTCTTGGGGACGAACTGGGATTCAACGTTGACCGGCTCCTCGAACTCCAGTTCACTTCCATTCTGGCGGATAACGGGAAACCGTGTCTCGCAATCGAATTCCAGCGGCTCCCTTTCCGGGAGTACGACAAACTCTAGCTGGATAAAAAGGCAGTTCGCCAGCCTGGGACTATTCCTATTCTGGTTGATCTGGCCGGTAATCGTTACGACCCTCACAAACAAGCTATATTCGCGTCTGCTGAGCCAAAAGCTGTCCAAGACGCAAATGGCTAGGTACAACAAGAAGGTCGCAGAAATTACACGGACTATAATGAAACCCGTATCACCAGGTTGATCGTAGTCCACGGCCAAAATCCGTAACTGCCAAATATTACCCCGGTACGAGGCTGAGACCCATGTCACTAAACCCGACATGCGGTCTCTGTCTTTCGAATAAGCAAGGAGTGAGCAATGCCAGAAGTGCCCGTTGCCGACTTGGCTGTAGCGCCCGTTTCGCCGCTTGACTTGGCTAAAAATGCCAACAAGAGCGCGAAGAGGGCGGGGGGGTTCAGGTCGGTCACGGCGAAGCCTGAGTGGAGTGCTGACCAGTTCATCACTGAGGCTAAGAAGTTGGTGGTGGACAACTACAACGCCCACCGCGACCGCGAAAAGACGCCGGCGTTGACGATCGATCTCGTTTACGTGCTCACCTTCACTAAGGCCGGCAGCAACTGGCGAGCCGCACTTCAGTCTCCCGTCCTCGGGGGTCTCCTCTACGAGGTGGTCTACACCGGTATGAGAGATCAAGCGGTCATCAACGTGTTCCGCAAGATCAACTCCGCAACCATCAGCTACTAGGAATAACCGTGCTTCAGAAACTCATCGGCTTCACGGACTTCGACGACAACCCGCAGGCCGAGATTCATTACTTCCATTACTCGAAGGTTGAATTGATCGAGATGGAGGTGCAGTACGAGACTGGCTTTGGCGAGTACCTGAAGAAGGTCGCTGCCACGCGCAACTCAGCACTTCTCCTCGCCACGATCAAGGAATTCGTCCTCGGGGCCTACGGCATCAGGTCGGAGGACGGCAAGAAGTTCGCCAAGTCCCCAGAAGCACGTAAGGAGTTCGAGCAGTCTCCGGCGTTCGAAGCGTTGTTCATGGAGCTGGCTTCGGACGGGGACGCTATCGCCGAATTCCTCATCGGTGTGATGCCGAAGGATCTTCTGGACGGAGTCGACGTCAAGGCGGAGATGGCGAAGGCTGCCAAGACCGAGCTCGTCGAGCTCCCCGAGGAGCGTGCGATTCCGGCGATTGTCAAGGTCAAGAAGCCTCACGAAATGTCTCGGGAGGAATTGCTCGCGGCTTTCCAGGAGAAAAGTCGGGGTCCGGTCGAAGTCAACATGTAGCGCCTCGAGGGGGCCAACCCGCTGCGGAGAACGGTAGGGCTTAAACGACAATAGTTCAGGATTCCGTCCCAGTTATACCCCCAATCCTGGATATGCCCCCCTCACCATCAACTAGGGAGAAAAATGCCCGAGTCAAATGCCGAAATAAACGTCGATGTCGGAGGCGGACGTCAGCGATCCGTACCAGTCCATCTTCCGTCCAATTCCAAATACGGCAAGCTGAACGCAGCCAAGGGCGGCGAGGAAAAGCCTAAAAAGGTCAGTCGCGTCACCACCGGTGAGGTAATCCAGCGCAAGCCTTCCATGGTTCAGCGAGTATTCGCGTCCTTCGTTGGAGCGGACAGTTCGCAGTCGGTCAGCGAACATCTCATATTCGAGGTGTTGATTCCTGCGGCGAAGAATATGGTCGTTGACGCGATCGAGCAGGGGATCGAGCAGATCTTCTACGGCTCGTCCAGGTCACGCCACACAACGACTGGCGGCCGGCCAGGATATACGGCCTACAACCGGGTACATAGCTCTGCCCCGATCATTGGCCAGAACGTCCGGAATATAAGCCAGCGAGCCAGGGCAACGCACAACTTCGACGAAATCGTCTTGGCGTCCCGAGGCGAGGCCGAAGACGTCCTAGACGGTCTTCGGATGCTGATCGAGGAATACGAGTCGGCTACCGTCGCTGACTTGTTCGACCTTGTGGGAGCGTCCGGCAACTTCACCGACAGTCAGTGGGGTTGGTACGACCTCAGGGCCGCCACAGTCAGGAACGTGCGAGAAGGATACCTGCTCGTGCTTCCCAGAACCGTTCAGATCAACTAACACAACCAACAACTAGCAGGGGAGAAAATGAACCTGTCGGGAATTTGTTCTCTGGCTTCCGCCAAGGGAACGATGTTCGCTCGAAGGCATGGCCCAGCCATCCTCACCGGCGCCGGGATTGTCGGCTTCGGCGCGACCTGTGTTCTTGTCGGGAGGGCTGCGCTGAGGGCCCAGGACACCGTCGACCACATTCAGGTCAACCGCAAGAACATCATGGAGCGGGAGATTACGCCCGAGTACTCCAAGGATGACAAAGCCAAGGACATGGGCAACCTCTTCATCAAGGGCGGCGCGCAGGTCATTAAGATCTATACCCCTGCAATCGTCGTTGGTGGTGTTTCCGTCGCTTGCATCATCGCAGGTCACGGCATCATGCGCCGGCAGCAGGCCGCGTTGGTCGCCGCGTATGGTCTTCTGGACGCCGGATTCAAGGCCTATCGCAAGAGGGTCGAGGAGGAGCTGGGCGCCGAGAAGGAACTTCAGATCTATCGCGGTCAGCGGGAACGCACCATCGGTGAGGGCGACGACGCTCAGGTTTGCCTGATCAATGACCCGGAAGATCGCGTTCCGTCTATCTATGCCAGGTTCTTCGACGAGTCCAGCACTAGCTGGCAGAAGCAGCCTGAGTACAACCGGATGTTCCTGAAGTCCCAGGAAGCATGGGCAAACCAGCGCCTGACGGCCCACGGGTTCGTCTTCCTGAACGAGGTGCTCGACGATCTCGGTCTTCCGCGTTGTCAGGTCGGCCAGATGGTCGGATGGCGCAAGGATGCTGCCGAACGCGGCACGGGCGACGGCTTCATCGATTTCGGCATCGATAACATCGCCGACGAGAACAGCCGGGCATTCACGAACGGGCTGGAACACACCGTACTCCTCGACTTCAACGTCGATGGAGTTATTACAATCGACGGGTGAGAGGAATGAACAACAATGCCAAGCTTGCCGCAGTGGCTTGTGGTGCTGGGCTGGGTGGCGTTCTGGTTGGTGCCTGTGGGGCTTACCTTCTTGCTCGCCGACGGTTCGAAGCCGAAATGGAACAAGAAGTCGAGTCCCTCAAGGTGCACTACCGGTCTAAGGGCGAGTCGCAGGTGGTTGACCTCGTTGCTGCGAAGCGTCCGCGGTGGGTGGACGTGGTCGAGGGCACGCTGGAAAAATCTCCGGACAGCGATGAGAAGCCTGAAGAACTCGTGGTTCGCTTCCCGCTTCCGGACGGCCGGCGTGAACTCAATCTCGCAGACCATCGGGCGATTCGTGAGGACGGTGTTCCGTACCGGATCACAGAGGCGGAGTTCGCCGAAGAACACGTCGCTGATCACCAGAAGCTCTCGATCACGTGGTACGAGGGTGATCAGGTTCTGGCCGACGATCAGGAACAGCCTGTCCCGGATATCCTCGGTACTGTCGGACCTGATCTTGCTGAAGCCTTCGGCTACGGCGGAGACGATCCCAGAATCGCCTATATCCGTAATGAGCGGATCTCAGTAGACTTCGAAGTTACCCGAGACGATCGGACGTACGCCGAAGCGCTGGGATACGGGAATCCTAAACTCGTAAGCGCCAAGAAAGGAAGGAGGTCAGATTAATAATGCCGCAAGATCTGGGGGAAAAGTACTTCGCATGGTTGTATGCCCAGGTCTGTCCGGTACAGGATAAGGATTCTCCGCGCTCCTACACATTCCTGTGCGACCGGATGCACCAGATCATCTTCGACGACCGAGTTGCCAACGACGACAACCGGTCAGCGGAGGGCAGGGGACTGCGCGTTGAGTTCCTTGACACCCGACAAGGCCGTCGGTACGTCCGGAGATGTGCCGAATTCCTTGAGCGGGACGCTTCGCTGTTCGAGGTTCTGGTGGCGCTGTGCCGCAGGGCTAACTTCATCGCGGATTCAGTCAGCATGTATACTTGGTTCGGGATCATGCTGGAGAACCTCGATGTGTCACGTTACTCAGATCCGCACTGCACGCCGGCAGACGGAGTGCACATAGCCAAGATCCTGCGGAAGATGAACGATCGCAGGTATGGGCCAACAGGACGAGGCGGGCTATTCCCGCTCAACCATCCGCCGGAGGACCAGAGGGACACAGAGCTCTGGTATCAGATGTCATATTTCATGAACGAGAAGCACATGTACTAGCGACGTAGAAAGGAGAAACATGGACTTTTATCAGATCAAAGAGCGCGTTACGAAGACCGGTATAGAAGTATATCCGGATTTCATTGTGAAACGCTCCAGGGATCTGATGGTTCGTGGAGGTTCTTTCTACGCTATCTGGGACGAAGCCGCAGGTCTTTGGTCTACCGACGAGTACGAAGTTCAGCGTCTCGTTGACGCTGAGCTCCACGACTACGCAGAGAAGCTACAGAAGAGCACCGGAGAGTCTGTCCACGTCAAGAACCTCGGAAACTTCGGGTCCAAGGCGTGGGCAGACTACCGGAATTATCTACGCCATTTGTCCGACTCGTCGCATCAACTCGACGAGGATCTAACCTTCGCAAACAGCGAAGTCAAGAAAGGCGACTACGTGTCGCGCCGGCTCCCTTACGCCTTGGAGCCCGGAGACATATCCGCATACGACGAACTGATCGGCACGCTATATCTGCCCGAGGAGCGAGAAAAGCTCGAATGGGCAATAGGAGCGATCATTGCCGGCGACGCGAAGCGAATCCAGAAATTCCTCGTCTTGTACGGTGAAGCGGGGACAGGCAAGTCGACGTGGCTGAATATCGTGCAGCAGCTCTTCCAAGGCTACTACACGACTTTCGAAGCGAAGGCGCTCACTGGTAGCAGCAACGCGTTCTCTACGGAGGTGTTCAAATCAAATCCTCTGGTGGCAATTCAGCACGATGGGGACTTGAGCAAGATCGAGGACAACACGAAGCTGAACTCGATCGTATCGCACGAGTACATGACCATGAACGAGAAGTACAAGCCGGCGTACACAGCCCGGCTGAATGCTTTCCTGCTCATGGGCACGAACAAGCCGGTCAGGATTACGGACTCGAAGAGTGGTCTGATCAGAAGATTGATCGACGTGCACCCTTCTGGGGAGCTGGTTACAGCGCAGCGCTACGGAGTCCTGGTTACGCAGATTGGCTTCGAACTAGGCGCAATAGCGCATCACTGTCTCGAAGTGTACAGGAAACTGGGGAAGAACTACTACTCCGGATATCGTCCGATCGAGATGATGCTGCAGACGGACGTGTTCTACAACTTCGTCGAGGCGCATTTCGATCTATTCAAAGCGCAAGACGGAACGTCTTTGAAGCAGGCCTACGAGCTCTACAAGGCCTACTGCGACGACGCGTCCGTCGAATACCGGCTGGCGAGACACCGGTTCAGGGACGAGATCCGGAACTACTTCGTGACATTCAACGAGCGGGCAACCATCGACGGAGTACCCGTCCGAAGCTGGTACGCCGGGTTTATCGCCGCAAAGTTCCGGTCGCAGGTCGTCACAGACGATCATCAAATCCGGCTCGTTCTCGACGCTAACCTATCCATATTCGACGAAATGTGTTCTGGCAATCCAGCCCAGTACGCAAAAGAAGACGAGACTCCGCTGGTCAGGTGGACTCGAGTCAAGACGGTCTTGGCGGATATTGACACCGGAAAGTTGCACTACGTCAAACCGCCGGAGAATCACATCGTCATCGACTTCGACTTGAAGGATGAAGCCGGTGGAAAAAGCCTTGAGCTTAACCTGGCTGCGGCGGCGGAATTCCCGCCAACGTACGCCGAATTGAGCAAAGGCGGCAGCGGGGTACATCTCCATTACATCTACACCGGGGATATCTCGAAACTCAGCAGAGTTTACGCTGAGGGTGTTGAGGTAAAGGTATTCACTGGCGATTCCTCTCTAAGGCGAAAGCTGACGATGTGTAACACGGTCCCGGTGGCTCATATTAGCAGTGGGCTGCCGTTGCGGGAGGAACGCTTGATCGACGCCGATACCATAAAAAGTGAAAAAGGTTTGCGTACGCTGATCCTTCGGAATTTGCAGAAGGAAATTCATCCAGGAACGAAGCCTAGCATCGACTTCATCCACAAAATCCTGGAAGACGCGTACAAATCGGGAATGGTCTACGACGTCACTGACTTGCGTCAGCGCATCATGGTGTTCGCGAACAACTCGAGCAATCATGCTATGTATTGCATACGCAAGGTGATGGAGATGAAGTTCGCCTCGGAGAATCAGGAGATAAAAGCTCCGGAACCAGGCGACGATTCATTTGTGTTCTTCGACGTCGAGGTCTACCCGAACCTGTTCGTGGTTTGCTGGAAATATCGCGGGGACCCGAACGTCACGAAGATGATCAACCCAACGCCGGCGGCGATCGAGAAGCTTGTAACATCCAAGCTGATCGGTTTTAACAACCGCCGGTATGACAACCATATCCTGTATGCCAGGATCATGGGGTATAACGAGCAGCAGCTGTTCGAGTTGAGCCAGAAGATCGTGGACGGCTCGAACGGTGCAATGTTCGGCGAGGCATACAATCTGTCGTGGACGGATATCTACGACTTCTCCTCGGTTAAACAGGGTTTGAAGAAATTCCAGATCGACCTTGGGCTGAACCACAAAGAGCTCGGGTTGCCTTGGGACAAACCAGTTCCTGAGGAACTGTGGGAAGAGGTCGTGGAATACTGCGCTAACGACGTAGTCACGACCGAGCAGGTGTTCGAGAGCCGTTATCAGGATTACGTCGCCCGAGAGATCCTGGCTACCCTGAGCGGACTTACCGTCAATGACACAACACAGAAACACACAGCCCGGATCATATTCGGGAATGACAAGAAACCGCAGGAGAAATTCGTATACACGGATCTTGCGGAACAATTCCCGGGCTACAAATATGAGTTCGGGAAGAGTACTTATAAGGGCGAGGTCACCGGAGAAGGCGGTTATGTCTACGCTGAACCTGGCATGTATTCGAATGTGGCTGTCCTCGATGTTGCATCGATGCATCCGACTTCAATTGAGGTACTCAATCTCTTCGGACCCTATACTGATAAGTTCTCAGATCTCAAGCGGGCTCGCATCGCGATCAAGCGTAAGGATTACGGAACAGCACGAGAGCTTCTCGGTGGAATCCTGGATCCGTATCTTGGTTCAGATGGAGATGCTGCGGCACTCTCTTACTCGCTGAAGATCATCATCAACATCGTCTATGGTCTGACGAGTGCATCATTCGACAATCCGTTCCGCGACTTGCGGAATAAAGATAACATCGTCGCTAAACGCGGCGCCTTGTTCATGATCGACTTGAAGGAAGCCGTTCAGGAGCAAGGATTCCAGGTAGTGCACATCAAGACGGACTCCATCAAGATACCGAACGCGACCCCGGAGATTATCCAGTTCGTGATGGAATTCGGGGCGAAATATGGATATGAGTTCGAACACGAGGTGACTTACGACAAGTTCTGCCTTGTGAACGATGCTGTCTATATCGCCTGCAGTAGTGCGGATGGGTGGACCGCCACCGGGGCGCAGTTTGCCCATCCGTACGTATTCAAGACACTGTTCAGTAAGGAGCCACTGGAGTTCAGTGACTACTGCGAAACCAAGACCGTCACGGCAGCTCTTTATCTCGCATTTGGAGAACTCAAATCTCCGCATTTCGCTGATAAGCCTTTCGGCGAGGAAGAACCTCATTTCGTGGGCCGTGCTGGCTCGTTCGTACCCGTACGACCCGGAACCGGGGGAGGAACGCTGCTACGTGGAAAAGATGGTGTCTACCACGCGGCAGCCGGTACTAAGGGTTATTTCTGGAAGGAGGCAGAAACCGTACGGCAGCTCGGCCTCGAGGGGGATATCGACATGTCCTACTTCAATCGCCTAGCTGATGAAGCAGCAGCAAGCATCTCCAAATATGGCGATTTCGAATGGTTCGTCGCTAGCTAGGGAGAAATGTGACCAAACTCCTGGTCGCGCACCACGTGGCGATCTTGCTATGCCATGCGGTTCGGGTGATTCACGTGTCGGAGGGATTTATGCTCAGCAAGAGCGCTCTCGGGCAAATCGGGTCATCTAACGATTCTGAGGGTGACGGTACCGAGAAAGTTCGCGCTTTGCTCTGTGCCGTCACTCACAGGATCACTACGATGCAACTGCGACTACTAGAACTATCGTCGAGGATCGAAATACTTCGAGGGGAAATGCGTTCCCGAGAGGATGAACTCCGTCAGCTAGTCACCTCGAATAGAATGATGGTGGCGGAATTCAACATGATCGTCGACGATCTCAATAAAGAAATGCTAGGCCTGGCAAGCGCTGGACTCGAGCAGGATCTTATTACGCGACTCGTTCTCAGTAAAGAAGTTGCTAAAAAGGCGGCTGTAAATGATAACAGACCAGCCATACAATGGGAAACATGAAGCACCTATCGTGGGGAGAATCATAAACATGACTACCGGACCTACGCCGATCGCTGAGCACATCGAGCAGGAGCGGGGTGTTGCCGAGCCGATTTCGGATCTGGTGGCGGCGAACGACATCGAGATGTACGACCATGAGATCCCGAAGTCGATGACCGTCGAGGACCTGCAGCGGATGGCCCGTGACAGTCGTCTGCCGCAGCGTCCGCCCTATGCCCCGGGCTTCCACAACAGCGTCCAGGTCGCCGGCACATCCAACATCTCCGATCTGCTGAAGGCCATGTCGGCGTTCACCGAGGAGCAGACTCTCTTCCTCGGCGTACCGCGGACGGTGCCGGCAGAGGAGTTCATCAAGTCGCTCACCCGGTACAGCCACGCACAGAAGGCAATGATCGCCGCGCACACCGCGTACCTGAAGAGCATCGGCGTTCTCTGATGCCACTGGGATCTAACGAGATCAAGATGGGCTTCATCGCTACGGCTCGAGTGCTGGTCTACGAGTACGTCGTCGAGCACCTTGAGAAGACGAACTCGAAACACAAGACGTTTGCTCTCGACGAGGTCTACGTGGTCTGGTTCTGCAAGACGCTGCAGAACTGGAAGGCTCTGATTAGTACTGATCTTCCGGACGGGATGTATTACGAAGTCACCTACAACGGTGACACGGGGGACGCATATCTGGATGCCTACAAGAAGTTCGACAACAAGGCCATCCAGATCGCTCCGGATTTCTGATGGGTATGCGGGACCCGGAAGATCCTCCGATGACCAAGGAAGAGAAAGAAGCTCTCGAGAAAGCTCTCAAAGAGCGCCTTGAGCGGGAAGGAAAGTAGTGGCCAACGCGCCACGGGTGACGGCTACCCTCGAGGATGTTCGGATCATATTCCGGAACTTCTCGGGGGCGCCGACCCGTTTCAATCTAGCAGGGGGCAAGCGCACGTTCAGCGTGGTGCTACCCGAAGACGTCGCGAAGCAGATGGAGACGGAGGGCTGGAACGTCAAGTGGCCCCCGCCGCCGGCGGACGACAGGGAACCGTTGCTTCCCCGACTCGAGGTTCAGGTCAAGTACAGCGAAAGGGCCAAGCCTCCGCGGATCACGATGATCACCAGTCGAGGGCGTACCCCGCTTGACGAGAACACTGTCGGCTTGCTTGACTGGGCCGAATTCGACCAGATCGATATGATCATCCGCCAGTACAACTGGGACATCAACGGCAAGCAGGGCGTGTCAGCATATCTGCAGACCCTGTTCGCCACGATCCACGAAGATGAGCTCGAGTTGAAGTACGCCGATATTGGTGACTCCGGCGAGAGCGCGCAGATATCTATCCAGATGTCTGATGACGAGAGAGGCGCACCGTTCTGATGCCGCTGAGAAAGCTAACCGACGTGCCGACGATGGCCGACGACAAATTCAACTCCAGAGCCGAAGCGCTCGACGTCGTTCAGGAAATGTCGGCTAACCTCAACAACGTGAACGAGGAGGGATTCGGCGCACGCGAGATCGCTTTGTGCGAAGAATACCTCTTCGAAGCCAAGATGTACCTCGCCATCACCGACCCGGTCGAAGTGAACGAATTCGCGGTGATCTGATGCCTTGCAGCAAAGACCCGTACATGTCCACAGAGCCTCATAGCTGGTCGAAGACCTTTGCCAGCGGCAAGCTCCGGATATGGTGGGTTTGCCTAGTCTGCGATAAACGCAGGAAAAAGCGGTGAGAGTTCCGCTCACGCGGTATATTCACCGAAGATACAAGACCAGCGTCCTGGTCGCCGAAATCACTGAAGCCAACATCGGCCCGATTCAGACTCTCTGGAAAAGGCCGATGGCTTCGGTCGGCCAGTTTCTGGTGAAGATACCAGACCGTAACCACGTCAGTTTGTACGACGCTGAGGAATTCCACCGTACTTACAGATTGCCGACATGACTGAACTATCCAAGTCCACAACGCCGGTAACTGAGAAATTTGAGCGCTGGGTTAATCGCAGGTATAAGGGGCGTGACACAAGCGCGTACAAGGTTCCGGATGATGCCAGCGAAGGCGAGATGCTCAGGCTGGCAAAGCGTTACCGAATTCATATCATCGTAGCCGGCGGGTACATCTACAAACACTACCGTGGCTACTATTCGTTCATGGACGAGAATTCGTTCCTTAACAACTACAGGAGGCCGCGGTTATGGGTTGTAAATGGCCGGTTTGCGGCAAGGCGTGTCCCGCTCGGAAGTTGTTCGGGTGGGTCTGCGTCGAAGACCGAATCCCGGAAGACGAGACAACTGATGAGCTGCAGTTGGCCGAAGTGTGAGAAGAAGGGCGGTAAGTGCTACAACAAACCGTTCTCCGAACTCGCATGCATGAAGGAAAGCAAATTCGCAGGAATGGGGGTGTTTAAGAAATGGCTTGTAATTGGCCTAAGTGCGAAGAGGGCATTACTCGCTGCCCGAAGCTAGACGCGTCTCGGAATAAGTGCTCCGAAGACGACGATGACGATTGATTCCATCGAGCACTGGGTCACCGTGGGGGCGTTCGTCGTTATCGCACTACTGCTGGTCCTTTGTCCGAAATCAAAAGGGGGAAACCCACCAAATGCGCATACTTGCCAGGAAAATGCTGATCAGTGCAGCGATCTGTGCGCTCCTCGGTCTCGCGCTATACGAAGTCGAATACCGGCGAATGACAAAGTACTATGAACTTCATCACTGACATCTGTATCTTCATGTTCCTCTGTGTCGTAGGGGCTGCGCAGATTGTCTACCACACACTCGAGTCCGATGTTCCGGTGGTACACGTGAACCTCGGGGAGCTACTCACATATCTCATCCTGATCGTCGTCCCTGCGCTTACGATCTGGTATGAGATGACCACCCGAAACCCACTCGAGGACGACTATGACCTCTGAAACGCATGAATTCAGCGGGCAAACGCCCGTTTTGTCCAAGAAAGTCCCGCTGACTCTGCACGTGAACGGCGCCAAGTACGAGATCGGCGAGGCCACCGTGCGTTCGAACGGTACTGCGGAATTCCTCATCACCGACGAAAAGGTGCGGATAACGCTGGGGATTGCAGGCGGGGAGTTGACATTCGGGTTCGATCCGGGGAATCCATCAGCTGAATCGGAGTGCTCAGCAACGGCCACAGTCAGCCCGTACAAGGCCGCGCAGATCGAGTACTTCTTCCACCCATACAGACGGCGGCCCTGGAACGACTGACATCAGTCCAGCAACTCCATCTACCCATCTCCCTGAGTAAGGTATATAACCCACTGAAAGGATGTGAAAACATGACAGATCAGGTGGTAGAAGCGGAACCGTCCGACGAACCGGCAGCCAAACGGATCAGGGTGAAGCTCGGTGACGCGCTGGCTATCCACGACCCTGCGGTTCTCGACAACCTGGCCGAGGACCTCAAGGCCATGGGGAACACGCATGCGCAAGCCTGGCGGGCGATACACTACCTACTGCAACGGGGATACCACATCCACCAGCTCGGATAGATTTCCGTCCTCGCATTAGGGTGCCTGGGGCGGAGATGCCTGACCTGTTAGCCTCGGAGCGAACCAGTTCAGCTAGCAGGTCAGGTTAATGCCCGGTCCATCCGATTTGGTTGGCCCCGTTTGGTGGATCGGGTGTGAGGGGGAGCTGGGGTGGGTATTAGGCCTACTCATCCCAGCTTCTCTCTCGCTAGAAAGACAAACGTTATCGTTTTTCGGAGGATAATAGTGTCAAAAAGACTATCCAAAGACCAGTTCATCGAGAAACTCAAGAAAGCTCCTGGATGGTTCATCCATAATGAGCAGTCTAACGGTGTCTCGCTGCTTGTTCGCGATGGAGATCGGATGCTCAAGTACTTCGCTCCAGACAAAGAGACGATGGATGACGTTGAGTGGAAGGATTTCATCCGCCAGGTCGTTAACGTCATGCAGTCGGACGAGGTAAGCAAGCGGAGGATAGCGTTATGCCGATCACTGAACCCATCCAGAAGGAATTCCGGGACAAATTCGTCAAGGCCGAGCATGACTTGATGTGGCTGGCGGAGCACGGCCTCCTAGACAACGCGGCAGAGGTCTTGTACTGGCTTCGCGACTTCGCAGAGAAGGCAGCAAACGACTGTGACACCGAGTTTGGCTCCGCACCAGAAGGAAGCGGTGGAGAAGCTGGCGAACGGCCGAATCCTCAAAGGTGGCGTTGGTACAGGCAAATCCAGGACAGCGTTGGCTTATTTCGCTGACGCGGAAGTAGGCCAGCACCTGTACATCATCACCACCGCACGGAAGCGGGATAGTGAGGACTGGAACGAGGAAGCACGGGCATTCGGGATCTTCGCTAAGATCGACTCGTGGAATAACCTGGCTAAGTACGAGGATGTCAAGGGGGCATTCTTCATCTTCGACGAACAGCGAGTCGTCGGGTCCGGCGTCTGGGTCAAGGCGTTCCTGCAGATCACCAAACAAAACAACTGGATTCTACTCAGCGCAACTCCAGGAGACACATGGCTAGACTACATCCCGGTATTCATAGCGAACGGGTTCTACAAGAGCAGAGCGGACTTCGTGCGGCAGCATGTGGTCTTTTCGCCTTGGACGAAGTTTCCGAAGGTGGAGAGATATCTGGAGGGAGCGAAACTTCAGAGATTGCTGAAATCGATCCTGGTGGAGATGCCGTTCGAGAGAGCTACAACACGTCACCTTGTGGATGTGTTCGCTGAATACGACATCGAGCTGTATAAGCGCGTTACCCGGGGAAGATGGAATCACCTCGAGGAACGCCCGATCCGGCATGTCAGTGAGCTCTTCAGCCTTATGAGACGGGTGGTCAATAGCCATCCGTCTCGGCTTGAGCGGGTTCGCGACCTGATGATCAAGCATCCGAAGCTGATCGTCTTCTATAACTTCGACTACGAACTGGAGATCCTGAAATCACTATCAGAGACGACGAACCCGCAGTTGGGGAACGAGGCGACTGGAGGAAATTCTGGCTCGATCATAGCAACTGCGGAGGAACGTGGGTATACTTCGACAATCCCGAGTACGCTAGGGTCGTTTGCAGTTGCGGAGTGGAACGGTCACAAGCACGAACCGATCCCTGACACGGAGTCTTGGATCTATCTCGTCCAGTATGCCGCCGGCGCGGAAGCATGGAACTGTGTAGAGACTGACGCGATGATCTTCTACTCGCTACAGTACTCGTACCGTATCTTTGAGCAAGCGCAGGGGAGGATTGACAGGCTCAACACCGAGTTTGCGGATCTGTGGTATTACGTCTTGAAGTCTGACGCGTCGATCGATAGGGGGATTTCGCAAGCGATAGCGAACAAGAAGGACTTCAACGAGGCGGAATTTCTTCGCACTAGGGGATAAAAGGGATTCCGCTAGAAGTTATGTGTGATCTAAGTCGAAAACTAGGACAAAAGGTCACCTGTTCGGTGTCAAAACCCTGTCAAAAATCTGTCAAAATGTCAAAAAAATGGCAGCTCCAAAAAGTCTCTGTAATTGTTAGGGGTAATACTACTTTTTAAAGCCCCATATCTGTCATTTTTATGACAGATCACTATATTCGCGCGAAGAGGACAAAAGTATATATAGGCACGAAATAGGACATGGGAAAAGTAGTATTACCCCTACGCATTTTAAAAAGTTTTTTCCGCAAAATTTTTGGCGTTTTGACAGATTAAGCGTTCCGGGAGGCAAAATGGAGCGTTGGGAGCCCGTAACCGAGTTCCCAGAGTACTACGAGGTAAGCAGCCGCGGTTGCATCAGGAATCTGATGACAGGAAGACTGCTCACCCCATGCTCAAACGGCAAGGGGGTGATTAAGGTAGTCTTGAGTGTTGGCGGCAGGAAGTACACAAGGTCCGTTTCGCGGATCATGGCTCTCGCTTTCATAGGGGAACCACCAGAACCTAATTCGGTTGTAATCTACAAAGACAACGACTACTCAAATCTAGACGAATCAAATCTGACTTGGTCTGCCAGATGGTTCGCGCAAGAACGTATCTATCAATTGAAACGCGGAGTTCCACTCAGAAGCGGTCGTATCAGGATGGAAGCCACCGGTCGTGTCTATGAGAGCTCATACGAGTGCGCCATGGATATTAACGGTATTGAGAAGTACATCGTCCTTTGTGCTACCAACCCACAAACTCATATGTACATGGGGTCGTCTTTCAGCTGGATCTGAAAAGTAGTATCTGCTACCCGTAGATACATGGTATATAATAGAAGGAATAGGATGTGACTCGTTTTGAACTCGTCATCTAACTTTCCTTCTCTTCTTTTGGGGGAGCAGTGCCAGAATCCATCTTTCAGTCTAAACTGATTCACGAACTCCGGGCCATGTTCCCGGACTGCGTGATTCTCAAGAACGATCCCGAGTACATGCCAGGTGTGCCAGATCTAACGATCTTCTTTGAAGAGCACTGGGCTATGCTCGAAGTCAAGGCCAGTGCAACATCACCCACTCGTCCTAATCAACCGTACTATATCGAGAAGTTGAACTCGATGTCATTTGCGGCTTTCGTTTACCCTGAGAACAAGGACCAGGTGTTGCATGATCTTCAACTCGCATTCGGAACTATCCGGTAAGCACGCCGTACTTAGTCCTAGCAGTTATCACTGGATTAACTACGATCCGGAGAGGCTTGACGCATATTTCAAAAGTTCGCTCATGGCCAAGCGGGGTGTCGAACTCCACGACTTTGCGCACAAGGCGATATCGCTAGGCGTCAAGCTTCCCCGGACTCGTAACACACTTAACCAGTACGTCAACGACGCGCTGGGTTTCAGGATGACTACCGAGCAGATCCTTTGGTATTCGGATAACTGCTTCGGCACAACCGATGCCATATCTTTCAGAGATGCGCTCTTGCGCGTACATGACCTGAAGACGGGCAACACTCCGGGAAGTATGCATCAACTCGAGGTCTATGCCGCGCTGTTCTGTTTGGAATACGGAGTCAAGCCTGGCGAGATCGGTATCGAGTTGCGTATCTACCAGAAAGACGAAGTTGTAGTATCCAATCCTGAGGTAGATGTCATTGCTCACGTGATGAGTAAGATAGTTACCTGGGATCGTCGAATCGAACAGTTGAGAGCGGAGGGATACCGTGACTGACGACTACCTAGCGCATTACGGCATCCTTCGCCGTTCGGGCCGATATCCGTGGGGATCGGGTGAAGATTCTGAGCAGAATAACAGGCAATTCCTAGGATATGTCGACGACCTTCGAAGCAAAGGCGTTTCTGAGGTCGATATCGCCAAAGGTCTTGGCGTAACCACGACGCAGCTTCGCGCTGCTCGTACTATCGCGAAGACAGAATCAAGGAAGGCTGACGCCGCTCTTGCTATGCGGTTGAAGGCAAAAGGAATGTCTAATGTCGCCATCGGCGAGCGCATGGGTATTCCTGAGTCTTCGGTTCGATCACTTCTTGATCCTTCGGTAACAGCCAAGCTCAACGTTCTTACATCGACATCGGACCTACTTAAAGGTCGTGTCGATTCGGAACATTATCTAGACATCGGCGCGGGAACGTCCAGCCATCTCGGAATCAGTTCGACCAAGCTGGCTGCGGCAGTCGCGATCCTTCGCGAGCAAGGCTACGAAGTTCACAACGTTCAGGTCTCACAGCTTGGGACTGGTAACAAAACGACGATCAAGGTTCTTGCGCCGCCCGGAACTACCTATGGCGACATAGTCAGGAATCAGCACCGCATCGGAACGGTCGCAGCCTACAGTGAAGACGGCGGACTCACATACCTGGGCATCAAGCCTCCGGTCAGTGTCGACTCCAAGCGCATAGGCGTAAGGTATGCGGAACAAGGTGGCGCTGCCGCAGATGGCGTGATCTATGTCAGGCCTGGTGTTCCTGATGTATCTCTAGGCAAATCTCGCTATGCGCAGGTTCGTGTGGCTGTTGATAACACGCACTACCTTAAGGGTATGGCGATGTATAACAACAACTTGCCGCATGGTGTGGACCTGTTGTTCAACACCAATAAGCACGACACCGGCAACAAGCTCGACGCTATGAAGCCGTTGAAGAGTGACGAAGACAACCCCTTCGGTTCGGTTATTCGTCAGCGTCATTACACAGACGAGCACGGCAAAGAACATCTATCGCCGATGAACATCGTCAACGAAGAAGGCGACTGGAGAGACTGGTCTAAAACACTGTCTTCCCAGATGCTTTCAAAGCAGGGGACTGGACTCGCTCGGACACAACTGGCGCTAGCTCTTCAGACAAAGCGAGATGAACTAGCGGAGATCGATTCTCTCACCAATCCGATCGTCAAGAAGAAGCTTCTCGAGACATTCGCAGACGGAGCTGATTCTGCAGCCGTACATCTTAAAGCTGCGCCGCTCCCGGGTCAAGGGACACACGTTATCCTTCCTATTGAGAACATGAAGGAAAACGAGATCTTTGCGCCCGAGTATCATGATGGTCAGCGTGTAGCTCTGGTTCGGTTCCCGCATGGCGGCACGTTCGAAATTCCAGAACTAACCGTCAACAACAAGCACGCCGGCGCACGCCAGGTAATCGGAAGCAATTCGGCCGACGCTGTCGGAATCCACCCTAAAGTCGCAGAGCGACTATCGGGAGCAGACTTCGATGGCGATACTGTGTTGGTCATCCCGAATAACCGAGGCGCAGTAAAGACCTCGCCACCACTAGAAGGATTGAAGAACTTCTATCCCAAGGTCTCGTATGGTCCGTATGATGGTATGCGAACCATTGATGGCGGTGTCTACAATGCGGCTACCAGGTCAGTCGACTATGGTGGAAAGAAGCCATCTGGCCGCGCCAAGCAACAGCAAATGGGTGATGTGTCGAACCTGATCACCGACATGACAATCAAGGGCGCGAAACCTGAAGAGATCGCACGCGCGGTTCGTCATTCGATGGTTGTCATCGATGCGGAAAAGCATCACCTCAACTACAAGCAGTCCTATGCGGATAACGGAATCCCGTCCTTGAAAGAAAGGTATCAAGGTCGTGGTTCTACCGGTCGCCTGGCCGGCGCGTCAACCATCATCTCACGAGCGTCGTCAGAGATCAGAGTTCCTGACAGAAGGCCAAGATCAGCAGCCAAAGGTGGTCCTGTCGATCCGCTGACAGGGCGGAAAGTCTACGAAGAAACCGGCGAAACCTACGTAGACAGACGCGGTCGTACCGTACCGAAGACTATCGCCTCAACTAGGCTAGCTGAAACGCATGACGCGCATACGTTGTCGTCAGGCACGCCTATTGAGACTGTCTATGCCGACCATTCTAACGCCCTAAAGGCGCTAGCTAACAATGCACGCAAGTCAGCGCTTGGTATCAGGAACATTACCGTATCGCCAAGCGCAAGAGTTACTTACGCTAAAGAGGTAGACAGTCTGAACGCCAAGCTTAACATGGCGCTCAAACGCAAACCTCTCGAACGTCAAGCACAACTCATCGCTAATGCTGTCGTGTCAGCAAAGGTGGCAGACAATCCGGGCATGGAAGCCCCCGATCTCACAAAGATCAAGGGTCAGGCACTCAACGCTGCTCGTGATCGTGTTGGTATCGGTAAGAAGTCTTCGATCGACATCACGCAAGAAGAGTGGAACGCGATACAAGCTGGCGCAATAAGCACTAACAAACTAGCTCAGATTCTTGACAACACGAACCTTGATAGAATCAAAGAACTAGCAACACCGCGTACAGCTCGAGGCCTGACACCAACCAAGCTGGCAAGAGCGAAAGCAATGCTTGAAGCTGGCTATACCAGAGCTGATGTAGCTGCGGCCCTTGGCGTATCAACGAGCACGCTATACAGCGCTCTCAATCCTAAGGGCTAGTCATGTCAGATGATGACACATACATGCTGACCACCATCGACAATCCGTGGAATCCGCACACGAACTACGATGAGTGGTTTGCATTCGATCAGCAGCAGGGCTATAACACGCCTGCATACCTAGCACGTGTAGCTATAACTTCGAATGAATTGAGTGACGCCGATCAAAACTTGGCGATAAGTCAAGCCATCGATGAGATAGTTGACAACAACGTGCTTGGAATCTACAAGAAGATATAGCAACAGCAACAGGAGTTCCGTAAAGGGTGTAGAGGGGGGTGCCTCGAAAAAAAGGCCCCCCATCTGCA